GAATGACCGTGGTGCAGCCAGTTCAAAGACTGAAGGTGCTTTGGTCAACATTCTTCATGGTACGTCTACTGAAGTACAGGTAGCAATCAATCAGCACTATGAGTATTCACGTTTGATTGATGATATTGCTGAAGTACAAGCTCTTGGTAGCTTGCGTCAGTTCTATACGGCTGATGCAGGGTATTCGCTTGCACTCCAGGTTGACAGTGCGTTACACGCTCTCGGTCAGAACTTTGGTGATCAGGGTAATGCAAGTGCTACTGACTACGTTCACAGCAATTCATACTTTATTGATGCGTCTAATGGTCTGACAGCTTATGCTGTTGACACAGTTATCGGTGGTACTGATGTATTTACTGATGCTGGCTTTAGAGCTTTGATTCAGAAAATGGATGAAGCAAGTACGCCTATGGATGGACGTTTCCTTGTTGTACCCCCCTCCGCAAGGAACTCCATCATGGGCATTGATCGTTATACCTCGTCAGACTTTGTTGGAGGTCAGACGGTACAAAATGGTCAGATCGGTAACCTTTATGGTATCGATGTATATGTTTCAAACAATTGTGCGACTGTAGAAGCTGCTGGTGATAACTCAGCAAGCTCTGTCGATGTTCAAGGTGCTATCTTTGCTCATACGGATACTATGGTATTGGTTGAGCAAGTTGGTGTTAGGACTCAGACTCAGTACAAGCAAGAGTATTTGGCAACACTCCTTACAGCAGATCGTCTGTATGGTATCGAGCCATTACGTTCTGAAACTGGCTTTGTTTTAGTCCTTTAATATTAGGGGCTTAAAGCCTCTATTTAAGGATTAGGATGAGCATTTTACACACTATGAGAAGGGCAGTGGGTTATCCCATTGCCTTTTTTATTTTGGAGGACTTATGCTTCAAGCATTGATTGGGCCAGTAGCAGGATTGTTAGATAAGTTTATTGAAGACAAAGATACGAAGAATGCTTTGGCCCATGAAATTAGCACGATGGCCGAACGCCACGCACAGGAATTGGCAAAAGGTCAGTTAGAAGTCAATAAGGTTGAGGCAGCAAGTCAGTCAATGTTTGTTGCTGGATGGAGACCTGCTGTGGGTTGGGTGTGTGTGCTTGGAATGGCAAGCAACTTTATTGTAATACCAATGGCTAATTTTGGTTTAGCGTTAGCAGAGTCTGGTGTAACGATTCCTTTAATTGATACCAGTACCATGATGCCAGTATTGATGGGTATGTTGGGGTTAGGTGCTATGCGGTCTGTGGAGAAGGTAAGAGGAGTGTCGAGAGAGAAATGATTAAGTGGTTATATGATCAACATTTGAAGTTGTTTTTTAACAGAGAATTTAAGCAGATACGGGCTAGAGATAAAAAGGGTCGGTATGTTGCAGATGATAAGTCAACACCAGATAAGAATGAGGCGTACATCAATATTAGTGCTGAATTAAACAAATGATTGAGTTATTTAGTGCTGTTTTGTTGATATGCATGATGGATGAAAGCACCACAGTGTGTAAGACAACAATATATGCTGGTACATTTGACAATCACATTGATTGTATCAATTATCTAACGAAGACGGAAAAAGAAAACGGACGAGAGTGGGCAGAAAAAGAAGAGTATGTTGTAAGTACAACGTGTATTGACTGGAAGTTTAAGACACAGAAGTTATGAAGCCTTATTATTACAAGTGCAAGCTCTTAAAAGTTGTTGATGGAGACACAATTGATGTAGACATTGATCTGGGGTTCGGTATTACGCTCTCTAATCAACGATTAAGGCTTTATGGTATAAACACTCCAGAAACAAGAACAAGGGACTTAGAAGAGAAAAGACGAGGTCTGATTGCTAAAGAGAGAGTGCAGGAGTTGTGTGAGGACACGTTAGAGATTTTATCTCATGGTAAGGGCAAGTATGGTCGGATATTGGCTACACCATTTAGGAGCAGTGATGGTGTAAATATTTGTGAGATGCTTTTAAAAGAAGGTTTGGCGGTTGAATACTATGGCAAATAAAAAATTACAAAGAAAGTCCAAGTATGAAAAGTATGATCTAGATGGTGATGGTACGGTAACAGATGATGAGATAAGTCGGCATCAGGAAATGACTGAGCTAGAGTTGAGAGAAGAGAAGGCAGACTCTCAGAAGCAGATGGCATGGATAGCCATGTTGTCTATGATTATATTTTCTATTTTCTTAATGTTACCTATGATGCCAGATAAAAGGGTAGAGGCATTGTCTGATTTACTGGGTTTGTTTTACATAGCACAGGCATCTATTGTTGCTGCTTACTTTGGTGCTACAGCGTTCATGAGTAGACGATAGTGTGCTTGAAGAAATACAACAGGCTAATAAAGCATTTGCTACCATTAAATCTGCATTGCAGAATGGTCGAGAGTTTTATGATGTAAGTGATAGCTGTGCCACTTACTTTAACTGTAAGAGCATTATTGCAAGACGCAGTAATAAAAGAAGTAAAAAGAAAAGTGAATTACAAAACTTTTTTGAGTTAGAGAAGCTCCGCAAGCAAGAAGAGTGGATTCGGGAGTGGATGATTTATAGTGGTAGGGCAGGACTCTACGATGATTGGTTAAAGTTTCAGGCTCAATGTAAGAAAGTAAGGGCAGCAGAAGCTAGAGCGTTAAAACAGAAAGAGCAGGATGTTTGGCATCAGGTGCAAAAATGGTTAAAGTGGATGGGTGTAGCAATAAGCAGTTTAGCCAGTACATTGATGGCAGTAATGGAGGTTGTTAATGCAACGGCAAAAGGCTAATGAGTCTTAACACATTTACACCCGTCAAGGGATTATTGTCTAAAGAGTTGTATGGTGTATTACCAGCAGCTACGGATACCGTACCTTTTAATGCAACTGTCTACAGTCGTGCAAATGCGTATGAACCTGGAGATGTTGTAGATCGGTTTGGTACATTCTACAGAGCTAAGTTATCTGTTAGTCCATTTGGTGCAGGTCTTGGTTTCAGAGAGGCATGGGAGCCAATACCTGATCCACGCAATAGGTCGGCTGATGATTATGTAATACCGAATCAAGCACAACCTTTACCAAACACTAGAACGCCTACAACCTTTCAAACTTTAAATACAACCCCTGATAATGTTCCTGAAGGTGCGCCAATTACATCTGGTGGCATGATGACAGGTGATCCAAGTCAGGTAGAACGGACAGGTGGATCAGTATCTGAAGCAATAGGCACAACGCTTACACAAGGTGCGCCTCCTCCTACGGATACTCAAGGATTTCAGTGGGATCAAGGTTTGCTAGATCGTAACAGTAACTACACGTTAGATGATTATGATTTAGGCGATGATTTTAGTATGAGGGCGTGGTTTGAAAACTACATGGATGATCCTGATACTGAGCAGCGATTTAATGATGCAAATCAGATATGGGACGATTGGCAGGACGCTGGTGCGCCAAGAATTGAAGGTCAAACACCATTTGGTAATGAGATAAGTTCTTTGCAGGGAAGGACGCAAGCCTCATTGATGACAGGAAAAGGTATTCGTCAAGCAGCAAATGCAGCCGCTAATTGGCGTGATAATGAAGCTGGTATAGAAAGGGCGCAAAGCGATTGGACACAACATGACGTTTATTATCAGGATTTTATAAATAAACTGAATGAGAAGGGCATTCCGTTATCTCGTGAATTGAAAGAAAGTATTAACCTTAAAGACTTTCCGTTTGATTATGATGAGTCACAGCTTTACATGAAGCTGCCTGAATCAAAGTACAGTCAATTACAAAAGACGCATAAAGGTGAAATAACTCAAGATAAAGTTATTGACCAAACATTATATGTCGATATTACGGGTGGTGATGCACCTATTGGCAGTTATTCACTTTTGAAGATTGAAGTACCAGAAGCTCCAGAGATAAGTTTTGGTCAAAGAATATTAGGATTGGCATCAGCCGTTGCTAGTTTGTCAGGAATGATTCCTCAAGTGGTATTTGCTTCCGTTGGTTTGTCGTCTGATCAGATAAGTGGTGGTGGTATTGTAGGTGCATTGTCAGGATTTAAAGATGCATTTGAGCCAGATCCTGATGGGCGGTCAATTGAACCTGTAATAACTATTCTTGATAGTGATGGTAATCCGATTATTGCTAAAGCACCTGATGGCGTAAGTGTTGATGTTGAGGACATAGTAGGGCAAATTGATCAAGGGCCTGGTTATGAACCACCGCCTTTTGACGATCCCAACATAGCACCACCTGTTTTGCCTGAACAAACAGAAGAAGCGGTTGATGCAGGAGGTGGTGGTGGTGGCACTCAAGCCACAACGGGTATACCTGCTGAAAACGCAGATGGTTCGCCTAATACCACAGATCCAACTGTAACAGTACAAACGCCAAATGGCCCTAGAACAGTTCCCAATAGTAACTATGAACCACCCTCTACAAGTCAAACTGTAGATAGTGACGGTGATGGTGTGCCAGATTCACAGGATGCATTTCCTAACGATCCTTCGCGCAGCACCAGTGATACAACTAATCAACAAGGGCAAAATGAAGGAACGGATAATCAAGGGAGTGATATTGGAGGAACGCCTGTTTATACAGGAGGAACCTATCCAGGCAGGGATTTTGATATTGACGGTGATGGCGAGCCAGATTTTCGTATTGATGATAGACGAGGGACAATTGATGCTGCTCTGGATGCTGAAATAGTTGTAATTACAGGTGATTTGGATACTTGGGGAGAATCAGGCGTTCATAGGGTGGAGCATTTAGATAAGTCTCGTGAAACTGGATTAATTTATGAAGTTGATTGGGACAATGACAGTGTTGTTGTAATTCAAGATCCCAAAACAATGCCAGATCCTGCAATTGAGGGTGGGGACTCAAGGGTAGCAGGAGAAGGTGATGCAAAAGACCCAGATGTCGAAGAAGATCCAGCGATTGATCCATCTTTGGGGTCTGGGGATCAATTTGATTTTGACACTTTTCTTATTGACACTCTTGGAGACGATCCTAGTGGTGCAGATCCATTAGATGTTTTGTTAGACACGGATAATGATGGAATTATAGATACAGAGGATGCATTTCCAAATGATCCATCTGAGCAAGTAGATACTGATGGTGATGGCGTTGGTAACAATGCTGATGCGTTTCCTAATGATTCAAATGAAACTATTGACACAGACAATGATGGTATAGGTGATAATAGTGATGATTTGCCAAATGATCCTAATAATGTGCCAACATTGTTTGATCAAGACCCCTTTGTAGGTGATAGGGATAAAGATGGTGTCTTAGATAGAAACGATGCGTTTCCTGATGATCCAAACGAACAGGTTGATTCGGACAATGATGGTGTAGGAGATAATGCAGATGCTGCGCCAAATGATCCATCAAGAGTTGGAGAAGTTCCAGAGTTATTTAATGATGGCAGTATGGATGGTGTTACAACATCGGAGACTACTGATGCATCAACGGACACAACAACGTCTACTACAACGGACACAACCGATACTACAGATACCACGGATACGACAGATACCACTGATGCTACCGATACTACAGACTCTACAGATACTACGACTGATACATCAACGACAACAACATCTACAACAGCATCGACAGATAATGGAGAAGGTTTATTAACAGGTGGTGATTCTTCTCTTAATGGTGGTCAAACAAATGGTCAAGGCACTAATGGTCAAGGTGCTTCAGGAACAGAGGATGCAGGTGGCGAACAAGGTCAGGGGTTAGGAGAAGGCACAGATACAAGCACAGGAACAGGCACAGGAACAGGTAGTGGCACAGGCACGGGGACAGGATCTGGCACGGGATCAGGCGATGGTTCTGGTGAAGGCGATGGTGAAGGAGAAGGTCAGGGACAGCAGCAAGGTCAGCAGCAAGGTTTATTTGGACAACCCTCACAAACAGAATCATTGTTTGGTGATTATATGTCAAAATCAACAATACAAGATGTTGTACCAACACAGATGTTACCATTTGTGTATACGCCAAGAGGTTTATTTACAGGATTGAGACGATGACATATTTACAGCTAGTTAATGCCGTTATGAGGCGATTGAGAGAGTCAGAAGTAACCTCTGTATCTCAAAATACATACTCTGCGTTGATTGGTGAGTTAGTCAATCAATCAAAGCGGTATATTGAAAATGCGGTCAATTGGACTGCTTTGCGGAGTGATGTAACCTTCAATACGGCAGACGATGACTTTACTTACACCATTACAGGTGCAACTGATCGATCAACCATACTAGATGCTATCAATGATACATCTAATAAACGATTAGCTTATAAAACACCTTATGAGTTTAAGAACTTTAAGAATTTGTCTACCTCATCAAAGGGGTCACCATCGTTTTATACTTATAATGGGTTTGCTAGTTCTGCTACACAGATAGATGTGCATCCTACGCCTGATGGTGTTTACTCATTAATATTTACAGTCGCTATTAGACCTGCTGATTTATCAGGTAATTCAGATACCATCTCAGTGCCTACAGCCCCTGTTATTGAGTACGCCCATGCTCTTGCCGCTAGAGAAAGGGGTGAGACAGGTGGAACTAGTGCTGCTGAACTATTTAGGCTTGCAGATGTTACTTTATCCGATGCTGCGGCATTTGATCAGGCTAAGAATCCAGAAGAGTTAGTTTTTAGGGCTATTTAATGGCACAGAAGCTACAGAATGTAACGATCTCTGCTCCAGGTTTCTCTGGGATTAACACTCAGGACTCGCCTATTGACTTAGATCCATCCTTTGCAAAGGTTGCAGATAACTGTGTAATCGATTCCTTTGGTCGTATTGGTGCTAGGAATGGTTATGAGTTATTAACATCTGATGATACAGATTTGGGTGCATCTGTTGGCACTGAGAGTATGTTTGAATACATAGATCAGAGTGGTGACATTACTATTTTATCCGCAGGAAATAACAAGATATTTTCTGGTACAACAACAATTACAGAGATTACCCCTGCTGGTTATACCTGTAGTGCAAATAATTGGAAGTTTGCTAACTTAAATAACCATGCGTTTTTATTCCAGAGCGCACATGAATCTTTAGTATTTACAGATGCTGGTGGCTCCAATGCGTTGGCTAAATTTAGTTCTTTTGGTTCATCATCAGGTACAGCACCACAGGCTAATGAGGTTATCAGTGCTTTTGGTCGGTTATGGGCAGCAGATGTTGTAGGTAACAAACATACAATATTTTTCAGTCATTTGCAGACAGGTTATCAGTGGACAGGTGGTAGTTCAGGAACATTAGACCTAACAACTGTATTACCTGGAGGTGCAGATGATGTAGTCGCTCTAGCAGCTCATAATGGACGTTTAGTTATATTCTGTACTAATACGATACTTATTTACGCTGGCCCTACTAATCCTGCAACCATGACGCTTGAGGATACTATTATTGGCATTGGTTGTATTGCTAGGGATTCTGTAGTGTCAATTGGTAGTGATTTGTTGTTTTTGTCAGATTCGGGTGTTAGATCATTGGGTAGGACAATACAGGAAGAGTCTGTAGAAATTGGTGATCTTAGTCAGAATGTAAGAGATGATTTACTAGGGGATATAGCAAGTGAGACAGGCAATATTAAATCTGTTTACAGTCCTGAAAACTCATTTTACTTGTTAACCTTTCCCTCTACAGAGAAAGTATATGTATTTGATACGAGCAAAATACTGCCTAACAATACATTTCGGGTGACCACATGGTCTAGTATTAATCCATTATGTTATGCAAGGAAACGTAATGGTGATTTATTATTTGGTCGATTAGGTGGTATTGCCAAGTATTCTACGTTTAAAGATAATAATGCAGCATTTACTTTACAATACTTTAGTAATCCGCTTGCTTTTGGTCAGCCAGCTAATTTAAAGTTTTTAAAGAACTTTAACCTTACAATAATTGGTGGTGCATCTACAGGCGTAGTGTTTAAGTGGGGCTATGATTATAGCGAGGCTTATCAAACCCAAGATTTTACGATAGGTTCATCGGCTGCTGCTGAGTATGGAGTCAGTGAATATGGTGGTACAGCAGAGTATACTGCTAGTTTATTGGTCAATACACCCAAGATAAATGCATCTGGAGGTGGTGAGGTGGTAACAGTTGGGCTTGAAGCCAATATATCAGGGGCTTCATTTTCAATACAGAGGATTGATATCCTAGTATTATTGGGACGCATATTATGAGTGATTATTCAAAGACAGTTAATTTTGCTGCAAAAGATAGCTTGAGCACTGGTGATTCTAATAAA